TGACATTGAGCGTCAAGATGGGTATGCTTATGTTTCCCAATAGGGAGCAACTAATAAAACAAATGACTGATTATGTCATCAATGTATTAGAGGAAAAGCGCCCCGAGTTCTCAGGGTTCGCAGTTTGCCCATTTGTAAAAGCAGACAGAGTTTCTGACCAGTTGTTTCTTCACATTTTCGATAATACTAAAGAAACATTGCTAGATGTTGTTTTGGCCTTTGTTCGTTCGGGAAAAAGAAGTGCTTTAATTGGACAACCTAATGAAGATATTTTGGCTAGCGAAACGAGGGGATACCAAGATTTTATTAATCTAGTATTAGAAGAGAGCGGCAATGGGAACATCACCGCTCTATGTTTCAGCCCAAAGACAACAAAAAGCATTGATGGCTACTCACCATATGCGGAAGCACCCTTCTTTATGATTAATCTTGCTTACGATAAAGATTTAACAAAAGCAAGAAAATCTTTACTCAAAACAAAATATTATGATAACCTCCCCCCAGACTACAAGAAATATCTAAACGTAAAATGAAAATCTTAATCAGTTCTTGCGTGTATGGAAATAGAGTAAGGTGGAACGGCAGTAATCGTTGCTCTGAAGAGATACACGAGTGGGCGGAGGACAACGGCTTCGAGCTTGTTCCAGTATGTCCAGAGCACGAACTTTTTGGCACCCCACGAAAGCCAATCAGACTCCGTCAAAAAGATGACGAAGTTTTGGCAATTATGGGAAAGCAGGACGTTTATTCTCAACTACAAGATAAATGCAAAGAATTATCAGAAAAGCATTATGACGCTGTGGGGTTCATAGGCATCTCTAACTCTCCCTCGTGTGGCTTATCTGTTGGCGTAAAGGACAGAGGATCAACTATGAAAGCACCAATGCATCAGAATCTTGGCTGCCCAACGATAGAAATAAGCTCGATGAATACTGAGGCAAACAGGAATAGGTTCTTGAAGCGAATTAAAAAATATATATAACATGATATGGTTCTTCTTGGAATATCCAATAATAAGTGCACTAATTTACTCCACAGTTTTAGGGCTACCATCGGGGTTGGTGATTGTCTGGGGCTTAAGAGATTTTGAGAGCCCGCCTAAAAAAGATGAAAATATTTGGGATGATGAATGGGATCTAGAGTGAAGGTAGGTGATCTAGTACAAAGCAACATTTTTAACAATAGTGGCTCAGGGGGTTACGGACTGATAACTGCCAAGCATGAAATACCTAATCACTGGGTGGTTAATTGGTGTGCAGAGGAATGGGAACTTAGTTATGGTATGATTGGATCATACGAAGTTCACGAAAAAGATTTGGTTGTGGTCTCAGAAGCATGAAAGCTGGAGATCTAATCAGGTTTAGAGAGTGTACATTTCATGGCACACCTAAAGTATATTCTGAATGGAAGATTGGACTGTTGTTAGAATACCATACTTGGGAAAAAGTTGCAACAGTAAGTTACAATGGTCACGTTGTTCGTGTTCGTGCAAGCGATACGCAACTCCACCAACGAGCCAAAAGAATTCCTCAGAACTAATTATAATTACCGAGGAGGTGCTATGACTATGCAAGAAAAAATTGATAAAGCACTTGGAAAGTGGGCTTCTCGCAAACTTATTGTTTGGGGTACAGCCACGGTTTTTTTAGCAGTTGGTTCTTTGACTAGTAGCGATTGGGTTGCTGTTTCTTTGGCCTACATTGGTTTACAGGGTGCTGCTGATATTGCAGCTACTTGGAAGCACGGTAAATGAATTGGCTATGGTTAAAAATAAAACAAGGAGCCTGGAAGGTTATCTTTGTAGTTGTTATGGTCTTAGGGATGGGTATTTTTCTCTATAATATAATCCGCCCGACCAAAAATAAGACTCGCCTTCTAGAGGGCGTGCAAGCAAATGTTACAGCAGCTATTAAAGAAAATGAAATTCGTGCTACACTAGAAAAAGATAAGATTGGAGCCATTAAGAAAATCTACGATCGCAAAATCAAGGAAACAAAAAAGATTGAAGATCGTGAAGAAAGATTAAAAGCTCTAATTAGATTACACGAAGAACTAGATTTATAAGGAGACTAGTAACATGGTAGATATCCCTACACTAGATATTGAAGATTACGATCCCGACCTCAACGAGGAACAGGAAACGGTTGAGGATAAGGCAGGCGGTGCTCTGACTTATGCTATTGTTGGCGCAGGTCAAGGCGGCGGTCGTATGGCTAAAGCTTTCTATGACATGGGTTATACTAAAACAGTCGCAGTCAATACTGCCCGTTCGGACCTTAATGGACTAGACATCCCAGAGAATCAGAAGTTCTTGGTTGACGAGCATGGCGAACAAGGTGCCGGCAAAGACCAAGCCAAAGCCGAAGCAGCCATTGAGCGCAAAGAACAAGAAGTCTTTAATAAATTCCGTGAAGTATTCGGCAGCAACGTTGACCGCATCTTGATCTGTCTCGGAGTATCAGGCGGTTCCGGTGGTGGGACAGTCAACACTCTCATCAAAGTTGCCAAGAAGTACTTCACCTACATCGGCGTTGAGAACGTTGATGAGCGTGTTGGTGTTATTGCTTCCCTTCCAACTGCTGGTGAGTCTGCTTCCCCAACGGTAGCCAAGAACGCTCACACTCGCATCAATCAACTTTGTGGGCTCGCAGAAAAAGGAAAGATTGCTCCCCTTATTATGGTGGACAACGAGAAGATTAAAAAACTATATCCAAAACTCACAGTCAAGAAGTTCTGGACCACAATCAACAACACAGTCGCTGGCTTGTTCCACGTCTTCAACGTACTGGCAAACCAAGACTCAGAGTACACAACCTTTGATGCTACAGATTACGACAGTATCATGAAGCAACCAGGCTGTATGATTATGGGCGTAACCAGCGTCAAGAACCTTGAGAACGAAACTGCTGTCTCAAGTGCTCTTAAGAAGAACTTAGAGAAAACACTTCTTGCCGAAGGTTTCGACTTGACAACTGCTACAGGTGCTGCTTGTATTGTTGTTGGTAGTGAAGAAATCTTTGAAGAGACTGTCGGCTTGATGGACAACATTGAATTCGGATTCGATACTTTGGCGGCTTTGACTGGTGGTGCTATGGTTCACCGTGGTATCTATGAGGACGCCAACAAAGATAAACTTGTAACCTATACTCTAGTCAGCGGACTTAAACGTCCAGCAAAGCGTATTGAGGGATTAAAAAAGTTTCTGAAGAAATAAAATGAGAATACTAGTTGTAACATTAATACTTTCTCTTACTGCTACTGCGGGCGAGGTCACTGAATTCAAACCTCGTCCAGCAGCAGTTGAGGAAGGT